CTTTGCTCAACAAATACTGAACAGCGTTGCCCATAGCTGTTTGTGTCAGTGACACATAAGCATTTGTGTATTCTTTGCCAGACAGTCTGTTAGCTTTGTATTCTTCTAGTAAATGCTGTTTGACGGACTCCATAAGCCCGTCAAACATACCATTTCCGCCAGACTTACGTTCTGTAAGCTGAGCTTCTGTAAGCTTCTCTTGCTCGTCATATAACGGATTATCTACAGTTTCAGGAATCTGAAACTTAGGATCCGTCAGATCAATAGGTGTAATGGTAAAGTCTACGTCAGCTGTCAGAGCTGGGTAGATTTCATTTGCAAGGACATCTGAGTCAGCCATTAATCTTTCCTATCGTCATCATGACATGTCACAAGTGAGAGAAAAGAGCCCGAAGGCTCTTATCTTATGTGTCTAATCCTGCAGCTGCGGCTTGAGACGCTGCTAACTTATCGAGTTCTTTCTTTGTCAGCGGAGGCAATTCTTCGATTGCAAACTCAGACACCCAACGTGTCGATACATCGATATTGCCAGTTCCACGGTTTTGCTTGGTTTTCTTTTGCAAGAACTTACGACTTTTCAGCTGATCCAAGATAAACACTGGAATGTGGTATCCGTTATCAGTTGCTTCTCCGTAGGGAACATATTTACGAACTGTTCCAAGATACTTGTTTACAACCGTAAAAATCTCACCGGGTAAATCGGCTTTGTCTGGATTTAGATTCGAAATACGCACTCGAACCAAGCGCATTTTTTCACGCTTCAGACGTTCACGCACAGCCATTTTGCGCTCAGCTTCCGTCATTTCTGACTCGTCTTTTTCTTTCGGAGGCTCACTAAGAAGAGCTGCGTTTACTTTGGCTCGCATGGTTTCAAGACGTGCGTTAGGGCCAAGCTTAATCCCAAGCTGCTCTGCACGCGCACGTAACATGTCTCTTTCGTCGTCTTCAGACAGTTCCATATCTACTGCGTCAGATGCAGTTGTTTCTTCAATGTTATCTTGGATCTCATTGTCCATTGGAAAACCTATTCATTTAAGGAGAAAAGAGAGGGGATTACTCCCCTCTCTTAGAGTGAGCCAAACTTAGATTTTGGCGACTGTCTTGATGACTGCCAGACGCTCAGGACGCAGGATCATAGTACCGTGATACCATTTGATCGAGCTGAAGCCCATTTCGCCATACGGATCAGTACGATCAGCAGTTTCTTTGCCAGGCATCTTCGTCGTGATTTTGAACTTCATCGACTTACCACCAGTCTGGAAACCAATGGTTGTAAACGAGCCTTCGCCAACGCAAAGCATCGGGAAGATGTCGTAATTGCCATCAGTTGCCATGTAGCCAGGGTTTGCAGACTCAGCTGCACCCATGCCTGCCCAATGCAGCATTTCAGGAACAGAGATGATACGGAACTGATCAACAGTACCAATCTCACCGTTCATGACATTGCCAGCATCTGCGTACTTCTCAACAGAGACAAACGCAGGATTACCAAACAGGTCTGTCATGCTCTTCACAGTCGATTCCAGTTCGGAACCAATGTAGAGAACACGACCGCCGTTAATGGTCTTGGTGTCGATCATCCGCGAACCAGCAATCACTTTGGTTTGCTTTGGTGTGCGGTTGTCGTTCAGCGTACGGTTCAAGCGCATCAAGTCTTCGTATGTTACGACAGACGGATCAGCACCTTCACCAGTGATTTCGCCATCAGCAGTTGCTGCACCTGTGTAGACAACCACACCTGCGCCAGCGAGCAGTTCTTTCTGAAGAACAGCTTCAGACAGCTGAGTTGCACCAGTCACCATCTCACGCGAGATGTGCTGATACAGGTCTTCGTCGGAATCAAAATCCATGGATTCTTGAGTGAACTCATGGAAGAAACCAAACTTCTGCATGGTGCCTTTGCGCTGCAGACGTGTGAAACCGACACGGTTTACACGACCACCATTTTCACCAAGAGTCGGCAGCTTGCCGTCAATGGTGCCAATGTCACGAGACGAACCATAAAGATTGCCGTTTGCGATTGTTGCGCCAGATGCGTCAATGCCTTGGTCATTGACGTTACGGTCATCGAGCAGCGGGATGTAGTGATACACCCGAATTTCTTTACCGTAGTGCTTCGGCATAGCTGTTACGTCAGCCATCGGCATAAAATACATTTCTTTAGCAGCGTCAATCAGAGCTTTCCGCTGGTAAAAGAACGTATTCATCTGGCTGGAGCCAGAGCCTTCAATGGTAGACGGCGTACCGCCTGCGGGATCGTTATACTGTTGCATTTTTCAGTACCTTTAAATGCGAGGTGAAGTCACCGCCATAATCTCTTCATCCGTCATATTGACTGGATCAAATTCTCTACGGGGTGCTTGAGATTGGGTGGAACGCGAGGGAGAGGCAGCTCTCGCACGGTCGTTATTAGATGCTACATTTCGACGTGAGACACGCGAACCAACAGGCTGCGGCCTTGCTTGTGCTTGAGGTTCAACATTGGGTTGAGCCAATGGCTGCTCACCTTGTTGACCTTCAGGAACAAGTTTTCCTTGCTGATGGAGCATATCTCCAACGGCTTTGTAGGCTTCTAAAAACGGAGTATTGGTGGACAGATTGCCAAGAGCTTGTTGACGTTCGATTTCAGAAGAGATGCGCGCATACAGCCCGTTTCCTCTCTGTTCATCGATAATCTTCATAATCTCTGGTTCTGCGTAGACAGCCTCTTTGCTCTTGGAGTCCCAGTGACTATTGATAACTTGGATGGTCTCTTTACCCGTCGGGGTGGACATCACGTCTCCCAACACGTCGTGAAAAGCCATCTCTTGATCAGAGACATTGTGGTTCCGAGGGCGGTAAGTATTCTCTTCTGATGTGTCGAGATCCATGGGATCTATGTTTGCATCTTTGAGAAGTTTTTTGATTGCGCCAGGGTCTTTGCGACTGACATCAATCAAAAAGTTGAGCCGGCCTTCATCAAGAAGACCATTATTCTCAAGCATACGCACCATCTTTAAGTGCGGCTTGAGAGCTTGCATTTTTTTGACGTAGTTTGCGC